TCAGGCTCCCATTTTTTCAATGTTGCAAACGGTGTTTCTTTCCAATATCTGAATAGCAAGGGTTTTTTACCTGAATCAATTTCAACCAAAATAAAATACCAAATATTCCCGAATACAACGAGAGCGGAACACTTTGCAATTATATTCACAGGAATCATTCTAACTATTCAGTTGATACAGGCAACGCTTGAACTGGCTAAATTGATCGCTGATTTTCTTGATGTGCTTGGAACAGGTTTATTGACAGCGATAGCCAAAGCAATAGCCGTAGCGATTTACTTTGCTACTGCTTTACTTGCTTTTATTCAGTATGGAATACAGGTGAGAAACACTTATGCACCACCGTTGCGACGAATGTATTCAACACCGCTTTACACGCTATTACAAAAGGCTTGTGCGGGTATAGGATTCACGTTTGAAAGTTTTGCCTTGTCGGAAATGTCACCTGAACTTCAAATGATCTTCATCAACAAGTATGTGAAAGGTAAATCGATATTTGGATTGTTTGAGTACGAAGACCCCGACACCATTTATAACTCATGGTTTCCGCGCGAAGGTGATACGTTTTCCATTTTAGGTGACGCCATTAACAAGGTGGCTCGTTGGTTTAATTTGACTGTAAGATGTTTTAATAACACTGTGAGAATGGAAAAGGAGGCTTATTTCGAGACTTCAACGACTATTACTATTGCAGAGTTTCTATCAGGTCAGGAAAAAACACAGGATCAGAAAACATTTAACACAAATCCTGACCGAGTTTGGCAAGCGAAAACACTTCGTTACCCCGAAGATCAAAGCGACATTCATTCCAAAGACATTACCCGAAATGAGTTTAACGAAAAGCGGGCTGAATTTATAAACACCTATCCCGACACACCCGATGCTTACATAAAAGCGGATCAGGATTTAGCGGGTTACAGTGATTTTTTCGCGCCTTGGAGTTTAATTAGGCGTAAAGAGGAATTATTCAGATTGGAAAAACTCATTAAGAACCTTGTTTTACAGCCGATAGATGCGATCACAGGCATTTTCGGTGGTGGAACGAATTACGCAAGTACATTTACAGCCGAACGTGTTGGAATCGCTGTTATTGAAAACTTGTACTTTACGAATACCCGCGTGTTTTGGAATGAAGGAAACGGAAAACAGCCTGTTAATTTCATGGATTATCTGAATACGCAAAAGATTTATAACGATTTTCATTTAGACCTTGAACCTGCCAATGCTTCTGCAGTAGTTCGATCAATGACTATTCCTTACTATGCAGGAAACTTTGCGCAACTATCGGCTAACAACTTTGTGAAAACTCAAAGTGGTAAAACGATCAAAATTGTGAAGATCGATTACTCCGACGAATGGGATGAAAATAGCGCACGAATCGATTATCAGGAAAAAGACGATTCGATGGATAACGTGAAGGTGGTTAGTATTTAAAGACTTAATATATCAGGGTTTTCTTTAATGAAATTCATTTCCATTTGAAGCAAAATGTTTTCATTTAATTCTAAGGCAAATTTATCATAATCATATACGTTTCCACATCTTCTTTTTAATAGAATTTTAGCATCTAAAAGGTCTTTGTTGATAATATGAGATTTAACCCTGCTTCTAATGTCTTGCTGAACTTGGCTAAGTGGATCACGATAAGACCACTTAGCCCTCTTCATTGAATCAGGTATGTATTTATGCTCGATCCTAAGGAGTAAAGATTTATAAACGATAGATATTTCTGTTTTTGTCTTGTCAAGAACAATTAAGTTACAAGACTCGTAATTACTTAATTCAGTCTCTAAATACTTTAACCTAGAGAAAAAATAAACGGATTCATCTTTATTTATAGACTGTATTTGCTTATACAGATCAATTGTTTTCCTTAACTTTTCAGCATTGATATAGTCCATTAATCAAAGTTTTTGACTTCAACATCGCGTAATTCTATTTTCTTACCACTAGAATTATGGTGTTCACTTAATTGAATCAAAACCTTCGCTTTATCTAACTCATATCGCATAAGATTGTTTGCTTGCCTAACTAAATTGGCTTGCGTGTTCGCTTGGTTAATGTCGATTGTTCCGTTATCTAGTTTTTCCATTTGATCAAATAGAAAATGTAGCAACGATTTGTTGTTTACTGGCTTCATAATTTACGTTTTCACCAAACCTACAAACTATCCGTTTAACATGGTTGAATATTGTGATAAACGGTAATCATGAAGTATAATCGGTTTTTTGTAACTTTGATAAATGAATGTCGATTTCTATTTAACATAATATCATACATTTGTACTATGTCACAGGAGCAAAGATTACGTGAAATGCAAAACCAAGCGATAAGCACAATGAACGGCTTAATGCAAGAGGTTAAATCATTATCTACTACGCAAATATTCTCAGACAATGGGCTTTCGAGCGATCAAAAGAAAGAGATTCATACTGTATTGATGAATACCGAAGCAACTCCAGAAAGCATAGCCAAAGCGACTGATTTAATGAGACAATTTACAGGCAAATGATCAACATAATTGACTTCAAGGCAACGGATAAACAAGGGCGTGATTTACCTTATTACACCGCTAATGCCTTAGACAAACACTTCATCGTTTGCCGTTTTCGTGTTTCATTTGGTCTTATTTTAACTGGTTATGGAAATTCTATTTCAGTAACAGGAGCAAACGACATTCTTATTCTAAACTCAGGCAGTTGGCAGGATTTGGGCGCGGTTGTTGGTGCGGGTGTGACGGGATCAGTTAACGGTGTTGCACTTCCTGTCGGACTGACGATCGATTACGTAAATTCAAACGTTTTAAAGTTATCGGCACCACACGGATTAGCTACCACGCCTGATACTTATACCATTTGTGATATTCAATTCGTTTTAGACCCGCAAGCCGTTGAATTTGCGGTTAACCTAGTTCCCGCAAATTCAAACGGATTCCCTGAAAGTTTGCTTGATGAAAATGTTAATCGGTTTTTGGCTACAGGCGTTGATACATTAACTATTGGATCGGGTTCAGTGCCATTTACTCAAATCGGTAATTTCTCAGGAGGTTCAGATATTGACCCTGTTATAAGCCGTTTCGCTGATGAATATGGTCAACAGGTATATGAGATAGCATTTGGTGACTTCACACAATTTCTATACCTCGACGGCTCGCCATTTACGGGTGCTGATAGCGTTAAAATGTGGCTAAACATTAAGGTAATGCCTGATGCACTTGACAACGGAACTTTTGCCGAAACTAACTATCTCACTCCTGATGGGCAAACGGGTTTCTTTGATGAAGTATTTGACGGTATAACTACCGAATTTGAAGTTACTAGTGTTGATTTAAGCGTTGGGGGCGATGCCGTTAGCCAAGTTGACTATACACAGGTTACACACTTTCAAATAAAAGTAAAAGCGAAAGATTCAAGCGCGATATTTGATGCGACAAATTCACGGTTCGGAATTGGATTGTTTCACGTACTTACAAAAGATAGTCCAAACTGGTATCCGAATGCTCATGTTGAAGCAAATTCAATGCTTTGTAGTGACGAAGATTTATCAGTTACAGGATCAGGAGCAACTATTACAGGGCGTTTAAATTCGTTTGGTTGTGCAACTGACATTGAAAACTTTGAGATATTTGTAAATGTCGGAGGTGACGAGGCAACTTTTGTAGGTGATATTACGCCAAATGCAGACTTTACTTCTTTAATTTCGAGTTTATCAGCTTCGGATAGAGGCTACAGATTAGCAGTTAAAGTTGAAGATTATACGCTTTCAGGTAATCTTATTCGACCAGTTTGGTTGACTGCTTCTTTTACCACAATGGCGAAGTATGTTCCCCCTTTGGGCGGTTATCCGTTTGTTGGTTTTACGCCAATTGATCACGATGGAAATTTAATATTCTCAGCCCCCGATTTAGGTTATATAAATACCGAAGATGACATAAGAGTTGATGTTACTTTTAAGCTTCCGAAACAGTCACTTCAAATTACAGCAGACCGTTTTTACCAAAGTATTACGCTCGGTGTTGTCGCTCGAAAATTCACAGGTGAGTTTTTCCGATTTGAAGAGTTTAACTTTCCTTTAGGCACTTATTTACCCGATGAAACGCAACCGATCAATCAAACGGTTGGGCGCGGGTTTGTTTTACCTCCGTCAACAGATAAGAACGTTGTTAAGATTTACCGCGATACGCCCGAAGATACTTTAACGCAATTTGCAATAAAAGCCGAATATGGGTTACTTATGGATTGGCGTTATTGGCTTCCGCAATTAGGTGTAAGTGCTGATTTTTTCGGTAGCGAAGATAAAGACTGGTTTCACTATCAGAATGCTGATTGGGATTTAGGGTTTTTACTTGAAATAAACACAACGGACGGAGCTTATCAGAACTTTCTTGATTTAGAGCATTTAACGTACGATGATTGGTCGGGAACATCAACTATTAACTTCTACTTAGAAGATGGTGTAACACCTATTACTAAGCCTATTTCAGGGCAAACGATTATCGTTGAAGCTGTTCATGTTGCTTCATCTCCATACATTTGGCAATCGGCTACTGTTTGGGGTCAGATCACGGTTGAGCCAAAAGAACAATCGCCACGTTGGGTTAGTTCAACGGTTTTACCTTATGGTATTGATCCACAAAACCCACTTATTCCATTATCAGGTGAAGTTGGTTGTGAAATAACAGTATCAGGTGATACAGTTACGCTAAGAACTAAGTTTAACCCCGATCTAATCAATTGGCAGGATGATTTGTCATTCGGTTCAAAAGTTTGGGGTGAAGCAAGAAAAGGCACGGAAACCGATGTTGTTTTTAACCGAACCAAGATAACCACCGATGTGGCGCGAAAAACGTCACCAATCGAACAGGAACGTATTTTACGTGAATGTTGCGAAGCTAGAAAAGTTGTTGCTGATTTAGAAACACCAAATCGAAGTGATGCTACTAGCCATGTTTGGGCTGGTGATAGCGTTGATTTCACTTTGTATAAAGATGGTTCACCAACTACATTTATTTGCGAAACAGTGCCTTTGCCTAATTCTGCGGGTTGGTATTCAGTTCAATTGAATTGGTACGCGATTTACTTAACGGATGGAATTGGTTGTTTTGAATTGAAGGTAACAGAAAACGTTGCAGGAATTGAAAATACCTACACGATTGAGAATTACGAACTATTCAAGTTCAATCGAAAAACATTTAACGGTGAAGCACGTTTGATGGTTCTTTACGATTTCGTTGATGTTGAAAATGGAATTGATTACACTGGTTCGTCTTTGGTTGATTCAGTGCGTTATCATGGTTCTTTCGGATGGTATCAGCCAAATCTACAAGTTGATAACGCAACAGATTACAGTTATTCAATCGAGAAAGTAAGACGAATTAAGCGTAAAACCTACGAAATGAAAGCGCACAATCTATCGAGTAAATACGTGCATTTGATGGATTATATGTTGCATCATGAAAACCTATGTTGGTTCACTGATTACAACTTGCAAAACGTTGATTATTTCCTTGATCCTATACCTGTAATTGTTAACGAATCGCCACAAATCGTGCCACAGGAAACTCTAACCCGAAAGGTTGGAATGACTTGTAAATTCAGACACAAACTAGACAATAGTATTTCGGCTTTCAATTCACCAAACGCAAGCAAAATACCACCTGTTATTCAAATAGGAGGTGTTGGAATTATACCCGAAGGTGTGACTGTTAATATCTTTGTTGCCGACGAACTTGAATCAACAACGGCAGTACCATACGGTGAAGATGCTGACTTTAATATAAATTGGACATGACAACATACAACATAAATATTCCCGTTCCTGTTAAACGCAACACAACGGCAGGGTGGGCTTCGGATTCGGTGGTTTATCCTGCGGGAATGCACTTGCAAGTAACGGATAACTTTTATACTGGAACAGATCAACCGCGGTTTAAGATAGCTAACGGAACAGATGCGTTTTCGGCTTTAGATTTTGTTCCAACACCCCCAACAATTAACACAATTTACACATCAGATGATTCTTTAACGTCAAATAGAACACTGAATGGCGATGGTTACTCCTTAGAATTTTCAGCTATTGATTCATTTTCAGTAACAACAGCTGGAACTGTTTTTGGGGATCAAGATTATGTGTTTTCAACATCAAGCGGAGTTGCTCATGTTATTTATGGTGATCGAAGTACTAGATTTTACAACAGCATGGGTATTGGTGATGCGCCACAATCTAATATAAGGTTACAAGTTTATGGTAGTGGAAAAGATGTTGGTATCAATGTCGAAGCAACTAATTCTGCATCAAAAGGACTTGTATCAACTTCATCGGGGGCAAATGGAAAGGGAGGTCAGTTCACGTGTCAAGCTGGAGGTGGAACTGGAATTTCAGCTCTTGGAGATGCAATAGGAATTGAAGGAAAGGTAACGGGATCATCGGGAACGGCATTAACAATAAATGGAAAAGGAGTAATTCAAGATTATAACACCTTTAATTCTAGGGCTAATTGTGCTGTATTAGATATTAATAGCACGACTGGAGGATTACTTTTCCCAAGAATGACAACATCTCAAAGAACAGCTATTTCAAGCCCTGTAGGCGGACTTATGGTATTCGATACAGATTTATCTTCATTCATGGCTTATGATGGTTCTTCATGGAAAACCGTTGTACTAATTTAACAACTAACACAAATAATAATGACAGAAACAAGAAGAATAGTAAGGACAATTAGTCCGGTAACAATTCAACTAGGAAGCCAACCAAGTATTGAAGTACAAATTTACTTTCAGGTTAGGAGAGGTGGATTTGATTTTGATAAACGATCACATAAAGACCCATCTATTAGAAATGTTTACCGTTTTATGGTTGATGCTATGGAATATGATTCAGAATCAAAAAAGCTGAAACACATTAAAAACGTTTCTCCTATTGAAGCCGAATATAAAATGAATACATTCCGATCAATATTTGGTGAAAGCACTATTAACGATTGGTTTGACTCATTTCCTGAACAAATAATTTCTCAAATAGATTACACCTCAACAAATGAAGCTGGATCATATTTTGGTCTGAAAGAAGATGATATGGAAATAGTAGAAATAGAATTAAATTAAGAAAGGCGGGTTAATTCCCGCCTTTTTGTTTTAAAATATACCGTCAATTAATTCGTGTTTCTTCATTAGGGCTTTGAAAATATTTGATTTTATTATTCCGTCAACCGATTCAACTTCTGTCTTTAAATACTTTAGTCTTTTGTGTGTACGGTAAATATAATTCACTTCGGCTTCTTCTTTGGTGGGAAAAGCAAAACGTCTATTTCCTGAGTTTAGGACAAATCGTTTCTTTCCGTAACCATGAATCCAAAAACCACACTTTGTATGTTTGATTACTTCAAATTCATCGAAATCTACTATTGCGTTAAAGTTCTCTAATTCAACTCCGATTATACAACGATATAATGTTTTAACTTCTTCTTTCTTCATACATCAATTATTATACAGCCAAAATATCACGCCTACCGTTCCAAATATTACAGCGAACGACCAAAGCCAAGCGAGTAGTGCTAAAGACTTATAATCAGTCCTGAATAGCAGGAAGTCGATTATTGTTGGTTCTTCGTGTTTCATTCCGTTGCGCGTTTGATTAATTGTTCTAATTCTTCAATTGATATTACATCGGATTCGATATTACTATTTTCAACAGCTTGTAGAATGTTTTTTAGCATTTCCAACAACTCAGGCGCACAAGCGATTAGTTTGGCGTTGGCTAACGCCTCGAAATCTGTATCATGAGATGAATACTTATGTACTGAGCAAACGTCAGTACGCATATTATTTTCGTCGGTTGACTTAATGATAAAATCTTCTTTTGAAAAATCTTCTGATTCCCACTTCCCTTTCGTTCCTTTAAATTCCATTGTTATGTTTTTTGATTGTTAGTAAAGCTTTAATTTTCTTTTCGTGGTATTCGTCATCAATTGGATTAGCCATAGCTAACTCGATTAACGAATTTAACAACTCCTGCTTTTCGGATTCGAGTTATTTGACCGCGAATTGTACACCCGCCTCAAAACCGTTTCCGAAATATGCGTTTTCACCTATTCGCTGATAGGATTCATTACACGCATCTGCTATTTTATCTTCGTCTATTTTCATAATTTATGCGCGTTACAGTCGCTCCCCTGATTTAGTTATATGTTATTTTGAAGTTTATTCAGTTTTTCAACCGTAGAATTAAAATTTACTACTCTATAAAACAAAGGGTTCATAAGAAAAAATGAAATTTCACGAATAAACTCAATGACCTTTTCGTTATCTTCGTGCCTAACCAAGCATTGTAATATTTTCGTTGCTAAATGACCGTGATCGAAATAAGCATCTTCTAATATGTTTCTAAGCGTTTGCGAAATCCGATCCTTATACATTTTCTCTATGTAAACATCAACTCCAAGTTCTTTGAATTGGATAAATGCCTGATCAACTGTGTGCGATTTTTCAGTGATATTCATTTTGGAAGCAATGTTTTGAAATATGATAATGGGGTATTGATTTACCGTGTCTTGATTTAATCCTGTTGTGTTTGCTACGCTCATAATCTTTCCGTTTTTGTTATACCCAAAGATACTTACATCAACCGTCTTAAATAAAACTTTGTGATAGGCGGTGATTAATCGTTTTTAATGGTAATTAGGTAAAATCTACCAAACTGCTCTACATCTTCTGCTCCTAGCCATTTTAAATGGCTTGATAGTTTTCGGTTGGAATGATCGGTGTCGAATTGCTTTAATCTTATTACATCGGCTAGATAACGCTGAACTAACTGGTACGTTTTACCAGTTAGTTCACAGTATTCTTGGGGGGTTATTTGTTTCATTTTGCGTCTTTTAAAGCGTTAGTTAAGCAAGTGTATTTTCCAATGTGTCTACCGTTTTTAGATAAAATAACGGGTGCTGTTCTGAGGTGCTGAGTTGCTGAACTATGAACGAATTGGAATTTATACCCTTTTTTTTCTGCCTTTGATTGTTTTTCGTCGTTTGTCATGATTTCTAGTTATTATAGTTGATGATTAAATTATCGCCGCCCATTGTTGGTTAGGCGCTTGTGATTTCAAACGAGCCGTCATTGTGTCGAATGCTTCAACAGTAGAGTGGTTAAAGTAGATGTCGCCCATAACGAAAGGTAAAACGCTAGATGCTTTATTTGCGCTTTTGCAATTGTTGTTAGTCATTCCTTGCATAACTTCAACCATGAAATCTTTAACCGTAACACCGTCGAAGAACTGCTCAGTTGATAACTGGTTATATTTCGCGATAACAGTTTCTTTGTTTTCAGTTAACCAAGCTTTCAATTCAAATTTTGCAGTTGCCATAATCGTTTGTTTTTCGTTTTGTATAGAACAAATATAGGTGGTTGTTTTAAAACAACAATACACAAAATGATGAACGGTTGTAGAAAAGTATAAACGGTTTTTGTAAATTAGCCGAAAATCCTTTGATATGCCAAAGACAATTAAATACAAGGACAACAGCGGGGTGATTCAGACGGTCGGGTTTGATTCAAGTTACCCCGTTGAAGTAGAAACGAATGCCGATACTGAGTGGACATTAAAAACTACTGATCCATTAGGCACTGATACCTCAAATTGGATCGGGCGTAAACCAAAGAAATAAGAATGAAGAGTTGGTATCTTGACGTTCTTATTGGTTGGGTAAGTGTAATCGGTGTGTTGCTGATTAACATTGCTTTTATTGGCTTCGATCCGAACACTTCACCATATACCGAAAGCAACGATTTTTGTTTCAATATTGAGGCGATTGGAAATTTCTTTTGCTCGGGTTCACTTTGCTATTTTATTTCAGTTGGACGAGTGCCGTTGATAGGTAAGATAGGAGCTACATTGTTTGCGAGCGGTTACGCTATGAACTTAGTGAAAGAATTGATCGGGCTTAATGTTGATGCATCTTTTATTCAGATACTATTCTATTTAGCAACCACTATTTTAGTTTTATATGTCGCCAATTCAAGACGTGAATAGACCTACGGGTTCTTTTAAGATTGATTCAATTATTCAGATAGCAAATAGCAGGGTTGTTGGTTTGATAGTGCTTTTAGTTACTGCTTATGCGTTCTATTCATGGATTAATGAGGATCGCATACAGGATAAGAAAGACCGTGAACAATCGCGTGTTGAGAGCTTGCAATGTAATGAGCAGTTGATTAGAGTTTTGCTTAACCAAGTTGAAGAAAATACCAACACGAATAAACAAATTTTAAAGTATCTCGAAAAGAACGATAAATAACCCTACCTTTACGAGCCTTTTGGCTCTTTCATACTTTCGTTTTAAGCCCCCGTTAAAAGGGGCTTTTTTAGTCTTTCATCGATCCGTCAATAACTTTAATAAGAACTATCAAAACAAGATTAGTCACAACAAGTTTTATTAGAATTTGCTCATCAATCCAAAGCGAACAGATCAACAAAGGAAAAATTATCACGATTAAAAAACCACCAATTGTTTGAATTATGTCTTTCATATCTTTTTTGTTAGTCGTGGATTACTTCAATGATAGCAATGAAACAAGAATCAGCACCTAGATACGTTTTATTTTCCTCAAGCGTGAACCCTTGAATCGATGCGATAATTTTTGTTTCATAAACCCCCGTTCTTTTCATTCCTTTAACCTTAACACGATCACCTTTAAAAACTTTTGTTCCGTCTTTCAACGTATAACAGCATTGCCCGACTGTTTCGGGGATGACTTCGAATATGTTTGAATGTGCTATTATAAAAACTTTTGATCCCTCATAGTAAATGCCACCAAAAATAGTCGATCCTGCCTTATATGTCTTAAATGATTGGCTATCTTCTTTTAGCTTACCACGGAATAAATATCTATTGCTCATCTTGTTTTGTCTGTTAAGTCAAAATACTCTTTACACTCGTCTGCTCCAATTTTTTCTAGCAACGCATCGATTGTAAAAAATTGGATCACAGTATCAATGTCGAATTGCTCTAAAATTGAATATGAATTAATCGCTGTGATATCAAGATCAATTGATCTATAACCGTTCGGGCTTATTTCAACTCCTTCACACGATATTTTTAAACTTATTTCCTCACTCATGTTTTTTAATTTAGATTAATTGCTTTTTTATCGGAAGTCCACTGAACGCTATCGCCTACTTTTTTACTTGATGAATAATTTATGGCTACTTCACTCATCGTTCAGTTGTTTTAGAAGTTCGTCTGTCCACCGTATAGCAAGTTCAACACCTTGCTTTGAGTTGCTTAAATGACCATTAGGCGCATTTGCTATTAAACCCTGCATAGCTAAACCAGCGAAATGTTCACGCTTTGTTAAGCCGTTATAACTTCCTGAACCATCTTCAAATTTGATTGGATTTACAGGATTAATTGGTTCTTTTCCTAGTTTACTCATACTTTCAATTTTCCCCAAAGTTACGGTATAGCAATCGTTGACATCCGTTAATGTGATGAGCGGTTGTAATAGATGATAAACGTTTATTACATTTGTATTGAATCAAAGTGATAATAACCGTACCCGAATAGCTTACCGTTACTAAAAGAGGAAGTCGAAAATCTTATAGAGTAGGCGAAATTAAAAACTAGTTATCATGAATAATGTGACTAAAAAACTTGAATGCTTGTTTGCCTGGAGCGACTTCTACAAACAGAATCAACGTTGGGATGATTGGGCGAAGGCTCAACAACAAATAGACGAGTTTAAGCGCAAGCATAACATCAAGTAAATACTGCCGTGGTAAGCAGTTTTCAGTGAATAGTGATTTAGGTTAAAGGGAGGTTTCGGAACCTCCCTTTTAAATTTACCGCTTGTCAGTTTGTTTTGCCACTCATCATAAATTAGTTCAGAAACGATTAACACGCTTTATCTTTGCTGTATAACAAAAACGAAAAGATCATGAGCAGAATGAACAAAAAACAATTCTTAGACCAAGGCAAACACATAAAGTTTGCGTATGGTAAAACGCTTTACAAAGCGCAACACATCGGAGGTAGTGTATATGCTATCAGAGAGGCTAATTCACTGGATAAAACATGTACAATAATCCTAGAAGATACTGGTTTTAAATTCCATACTTTTTACGGTGATATTCATCTATCGAGTGAATTCATTGCTTTCGAGGATATCATCCTTGTAAATCAGTAAACAAAAAAGGAGGTTGCCGAAAATCCTGAAAAGAGTAGGCGTTTTTTAGAAAAAAAAAAATCATGAATATATTTAAAGTAAACGCCTGTCAAGAAAACGGAAGAGAATTAATATGTGAATTTCTTGAAAAACTCGAAGTAAAATTCGTTAAGCCAACTATACTTCCTAATGCTATTTTCAATCATAATCGATATATTAAATTCGAGGTGAATGGTCAAGAATATCACATTGAGTGGTACATTAATCAATGTACATTAATAATCGGTAATAGAGAGATGGGCGCTAGAATTCCATTCAAATGGATGTATCAAGATGTTAATTTCCCAATAGCTGTAGGAAATAGTAATAGAAGTATTGGCTTCTCGGATGAGATAAAAGAAAAACAGCATGATTTTGATGATGAATTTCCTTACGCTGTTCTTAGAATTCCGACCAATAGAATTTAGAAACCATGACAACCAACCTAGAAATAGACCGCTCGATCAATTGCGTATATGGCAAGTACAACGGTGGTGACTTCGCTTTTAACTTTGAGGTTGATGATTATGAGTTAACGTTAAAAGACGAGACTTTTTACGATGCCAACGACGATCCGATTGTCTTACAACCGCAAGTGCTTAAATCAATCAAGCAAGAAGTTCACGAATGGTTCATCCAACAAGACGATTGGCACGAACTTACCGAGCCTAGTCACGATGCCTACGAATGGCATCAGCAAGCATTGGAAGACGAACGAATGGATAATTAAACGTTGATTGATATGAGCAAAAAAGTAGAATACAATTTAGACTTTTACGAAGCGCTTAAGATAGTTATGGATGGTGGTTGTGTAAAAGGTGATAATTTTATCGATGGTATATTTTTGAAGTTGTGTGATCGCGGACGGCTAGTAATTGTAGATGTAAGGGAATTTTACAAAGAAGACCCTGCTGTTTACATTAAAGGAATGCTTCAGCAAAAATTTAGAAGTATAACCGTAATGACTTTAAGAGAATTGTCACACTAACCCGCGTACATGAGACGCGATAATCAAGATTTTGGATTATGAAAACAGCAGAGGAAATATTAAACAAAACTTTCACGTTAGGTGAATTTGATGAAGTTGGTAATTGTAATGATCCTTTTTATGATAAAGAAGATGTTATCAACGCCATGGAAGAATACGCAGACCAATTCAAACCGAAGTGGAACGTATTTACAAGCAACAGATCAAACGATCCGAAGTTCGGTGAGTATGTTTTGATTGTAAGCCAGTATAAACCAAATAAGCCGATTTTGATGATGTGGGATAATGTTTATGGCGTTATAGAGGGCGATGAGTGGATTTACTTTAAAGACTTACGGCAACCATAACCGTTCATCACAATTACGAGAAACGGGTAAAAAACAGTAGTAACTTTGAAGAAAAAACGTATGACATCAAAGAAAAAAGCACAAATAGTGTCGATTAGCTTCCTTCCTTTGATGGTTGATTTAGGGCGATTAGGGATAGAATTTGATGAATTTGAGGAGCTAACAGAAAATCAATACATCGCAATTTTAGATGATTTTCTAGGCGATTTAAAGGTTGGTAAAATTGAATTAATTTCAAAAAAATAAAACCTTTTGTGATTCGTATACAATTAATATGTATATTTGTATACGAAAGAAAACAAAGGATATGAAAAATTTTATTGTAAAGGATTCAAAAGGCATTCACTGGTTAAATTTTGATGACGTTTTATTTTTTGAATCAAACGGAAATTACATTGATGTTGTAACTAATAATCAACGATTAACAATGCTTGGATCATTAATTGATTTGGAAAGTAAAATTCCAGAATGTTTTTTTAGAGCAAATAGAAAAGTAGTTGTTAATACTGATCGAATAACAGAAGTTCAAGAATGGTTTTCAAACTCAATAAAAGCCGTTATGGATAGTAAAATTGAGGTTGAATTTTCAAGAAGACAATCATTTTCGTTTATTGAAAAATATAAATTATGAGCAGACAAAAAAAATACAAGGAAGAAACATCTATTATTTCATTTAGAGTGCCAAAATCAAAACACTTGGAATTAAAAAAAATGGTAGATAAAATCCTAGATGAGCATCTAGGTAATTTAAAATCGGACAGAGTAGAAATCGTAAACAGAAAGAAAGAAGTATGAATAAAAATCCATTAATTTTAAAGTCAGAGCAAATTGACGGTGTGGTTTTATCCGTTATCGGAAAGAAAAACATTACAGGATTCCAAAAAGCGCACATTGTAAGTGGTGCAATTGTGCAACTTAAAACGCTTTTAGATGCCGAGTACATGAGTCCAATTATGGCTTTACAAGGCACATCATTAGGATTCAGAACAGACAAAGACAAAACAGGCGGTTATCCCGTGGACGTTGTACAGTATTGTTTAATTGAAGCCGTTCTAAAAGGTTATCAACCAACTAACAACGAGTTCAATATCATTGCGGGTAATATGTACCCAACTAAAAACGGACTCGAAAGAAAAGCGAATGAATGGCAAGGTTTGAAGTATTCAATTGTTCAGTCAATTAAAGTCTTTTCAACTGAGAATAAAAATGCTTTGGTTGAAGCTTTGATCAAGTGGGAGATAAACGGTGATTCACGCGAGGAAACCGTGCCTATTCCGCTTAAAATAGATTCATGGACATCTGTTGACGCTGTTATCGGAAAAGGCAAGAGAAAAGCTCTAGCGTGGTTGCTATCCGTAGTCAGTGGTGAGGTGGTTACGGATGGTGATGTTGATGATTTGAAGCTACATGAAATAGCCAAACCAATTGAATCCACTATTAATAAACCACCAATGACACCCGAACTACTAACCAAAGCTATCGAATCAATAGTTTTCGAAGGTGTTGACCCCGAAAACATCAAAGCGGAATACGACTGTACGCCCGATCAGATTAAACAACTCGACGAGGCAATACCGAAATAACCGTTTAACATTTTGAAAAACCGCTCATCACAACTGGGCGGTTTTTTACTTTAATCAAACTTATATTTGTTGAAACGAAAAAGGAAAACATGAATACATACGTAAAATATTGCCCGAATGTTTTTGTTGCGAAATGCACAGAAAGACACGCTAAATTTGAAACAATTATTTTGACAACCAAATACGGTAAAGAAGTTGAAAATATTGTTCATAATTTTCTCTTTGAAAAAGATGGTTTTCACTATTATTCGATCGTTCGTGCAGATGGTTTTAATACGCAAGAATGGTCGAAACGCAAAGCTGAAAAACTAAACAACGCTAGTATTACGGCAGAGCATAAAAGTACAGAAAGTTGGAAAGCTTCACATGAAGGTCGTGATTTTCTTGTATTGGCTGAACCAATTAAAATTGGTCACCATTCGGAAAAAAGACACCGAGCATTAATTGAGCGAAACCATAACCGAATGCGCAAAGCGGTTGAATTAAATGATAAGGCAAATGAATACGCTGAACGAGCTAAATATTGGGAGTCAAAAACAGAAGAGATAAACCTTTCAATGCCTGAAAGCATCGACTATTTTGAGTTTAAATTAGAAGAAGCAAAAGAACGACAAGAAGGTTTGAAATCAGGCAAATACCCTAGAGATCATTCTTTCTCACTTTCTTACGCTACAAAAGCTGTAAAGGAATTACAATCTAAATTCGATACAGCTAAGAAATTATGGCAGGATTAATAAAGGAGCGATGTTCGGCACTTGGTCATTTGATGGTCGGTGCTGAACTTGGTGGTAGTTTGATACCGCTAGGCGTTACGGATCAAAAGCGTTTGGATCAGTGCTTACAGGCTAAGGAAAACAGCAAGTTAACTCCTGCCATGGAACGCGATTTAGCTTTACTTATCGAAAAGAGAGATACACCGTTTAACCCTGAGTTATCTGTAGGCGCTAAAACGCACGTTCAAAACAAGTGGTACGGGCAGAAATTCGACTACCAAAAGCGGTTTTCAAATAAGTACACACGCAAGGGAAACGAACGCGAGGCACAAGCGATTAAACAGGCGGGCGAATACCTTGGTTATCCGTTCACTTACAAGAATGAAAAGCACCTCGAAAACGATTACATTCACGGTACTTACGATTTCATAAAGCCTATTTTCATTGGTGATACGAAGTGTGTTTGGGAGCCAAGCGGATTAGGGTTTTTCAGCAAGGAAATCCAATCAATTTACGAATGGCAAGGAAAAGGTTATTGCTACTTAGGCGAACGTGATCATTTCGCGCTTATCAGAATCCTAATGAACCCACCCGAAACAATGATTTACAGCCTAGCTAAACCGCTTTGGGAGGAAGCAGGGTATCATTGGAGCGAACAGATAACCGATGAGTTCTTAGAGGACGTTAAACACGAATACGATTTCGAGGCAAAGAACCCGATTGAAGATCGGATTAGATTGCTTCGCGTTGACTTCACCGAACGTGACCAACTTCTAATCAACCAACAGGTAAACCTAATGAACGAATACTGGCAAACGCTCGATGAGGATTTCGCCAACAGAAATAAACTAGAGTACGAATTTTTCAAACGAAAAACATGATCGGAATTAAATGTAAATCAGGACAAGTTTTTTCAGCTTGTAATAGTGATTACGTAGATGCTGAATGGAAATTACAAGAAGCTTATTACAAAGCGCAAGGATGCGCGGTTGAAGAATCTGATGAAATTAGATTCTCAGAATGCCATTGCGACCATTGCGAGTCTTTGGAGCATGAGTTTGAAAATTTGATTGATGAAATTAAATCACAAAAGCCATGACCCCATCCCGCACCGTACAAGGCTACGACAGCCAACGTAATCAAGTTATGCCAAAGCACGACGAAGATTTTAATCCGAGCGATTACCGGATTACCGAGGTGAAATTGAAGCGATGTTATTCACGGTACAACCTTCCTAGTTGGCAACACTTTGATCGTGTTATCAACTTAGGATCGATAACAGGCACTCAACTAGTAATCGGATTAACAGGCAAACACCAAACAGTTTTAAAAGCAGAAAGATTATGAATATTACAGTAAAAGATTTTGTTGGACTTTCAGCAGAAGATAATTTGAAACTATTAAGAAGTTTACTAGATAATCGAAAGCCGAAAGAAGGAAGTTTTGATTACGGATTTGAAACACATGGTGTATTTGAATTGATTTCAAATTTGCATTTAGACTATCCTATACAGGTTTATCAGAGCAATAAAAGAAAATCAGATAAATCCCCAATAGTTGTTACTATTGAAAAGCACAAAATGTTATTTTAAAAGCAGAGAAGGTATGAGAACATTTCACATTTGCTGGATTTCCGGCACAACAGAAGCGGGCGCACCGATGTCAACAGGTATAACCGTTGAAGGTGAATCGATACTTGAAGCACTAGTAGAGTTCGAACTCGACCATGAAGGAATAGAACCAATTTACATTACTCAAATGAATTTTTAGTATGAAATACTCAAAGACAGAATTACGTCAGATTAGACGCGAAAGACGAAGTAAATATAAAAATCGGTTGAAATATATTTGGGAAATATGGGATTATTATATCCGAATAAGATCAAATATTGAAAACGACGATCAAAACTAAAAGTGCAACGAATTCCGACTTTATATAGTTGGATATTGTTTTAAATGAATTTTTAACAATCAATATAAATAGTATGCCAAGATTAAAAGTAACAAGTCCAATGCTTGAATTAGACGAAGGTCAAAAAGTTTATTACAGCAGAAACAATGAGGCTAGAGAATGTTTTTACACTCATGGCGGAATTATACAAATGTATGATGAGGATGGTGATAAAATAGGATTTATACCGGAAGGGTTTTTTATCACAAAAGGCCCTGAACGTGAAATTGTAAAAGTAAATCCGAAATATGTTTCAACAATTCACCCAAACGCGAATACAGATTAACCAATTATTCGTATATTAGCGGAACGGTTCGGTCTCACATTATAGAACCAAAGACGTTATTTAACGCCTTGCATGAACTGGGAAGTGAGACCCCCACGGATTGCAAGGCGTTTTTTATTTAATAAACTTTTATGATTTACAAGTTTAAAACACAAGAAACAGGATATGTAATGGAAGTTGAATTGTTTACTAAAAACAATCAATCAGAAGAATTACCTGACTGCATTAATTTTAGTGTATTTGATGAAGATGATCCCGATTCCTATAAAAGTGTTGATTTATATAAATCTGATGTTTTTAAACTTATAGGAGCACTTCATATGCTTCATAAAGAAATGCAGTAATCATGGACATTTTTAAACTGTCACGTAATTATTGGGACTATGCTTTTGCTAATCCTGAGTTGTTAAAGCCGACTCATTGCGCTATTTATTTCTTTTCAATTGAACACTGTAACCGATTGGGTTGGAAGGATAAATTTGGCTTACCTACATCTATGGTAATGGAGGCAACAGGTATAAAATCCTATTCAGTTTATAAAAAACACTTTGATGATTTAGCAAAATTTGGGTTCTTTTCAGTTGTAGCATTTTCTAAAAATCAATACTCTAGTAACGTAATCGCTTTGAAAGAAAATGTCAAAGCACATAACAAAGCACTAGATAAAGCAATGATAAAGCACACGTCAAAGCAAACGCGAAGCACCAATCAAAGCATAGTAGAAAGCACTGTGAGTATAGATATACCAATAAACAATACTACCAATATACCATTAAACAAAGGTACAAGCATTCCATCCTTAACCGAGTTTTTAGAATACGTATCATTGATCAAAGAATTTAAAGATAAATTCGAAAGCCTTAAATATTCCATACAATCAAAATACGAATCATGGGTTGACAACGGATGGAAGGACGGAAACGACAAGCCAATTAAAAATTGGAAAACAAAACTTAAAAATACATTACCATATTTAAAACCTTTAAACACAACAGCAAATGGAGCAACAGGAACAAAACAACCAATTGATTGGGAGCAACGAGACAGAGACTTTGTTAGCCGCGTCATGGGATCAGGTCAAATCGACGTTACTAGCGAAGGGGATAACGACGAACCTTTCACAAGTTTCGAAGATGCTTAGTGAAAGCGATCCGATTAGTAAGGACCCGTCGATCACGATTGATCTTTTCGGAAAAGCTACAAACTTGCTGTTCGGATTGAACAAAGACAACGTACATCCTGATTTATTCCGAACGGCATATGCTAAGATTTGCGAGACTTTAATAGGTTGTACGGTGCGAGATATTAAAAACGCTTATAACGACGCTACAATCGAAAAAAAAGCCTACACGACATTAACCCGTGACGAACTAATTCAACCGATTAGAGACTATTGGAATAAAAAGCAGGTTATCAAATACGAACTAAGCAAAGTAGAATCAAAAGTTTCGGAGGAAATAGCAATGAAAAAAGAGGGTGAAAAGTTCAGATCGGAAGCGCATAAACTTTACTTAGATTGCTTAAATAATGGCACGGGTTGGACTGGCACGGACATGCAAGCAAAGACTTTTGCGAAAAACTTTGCCGATATGTTTAGTCAAGACTTCAAAACATCGGTAATCAAAAAAGCGCAACTAGAATACCATGAGAAAAAAGAGCTAGCTACTTCGAATCCTATTCTTGGAATAGCACCACCGGTACCCGTCGAATACATATTCTGCCGTATGATAGTCGAAGAAGCCCTAAAACGAAAATTTAACTTAATAGTGGAGTGATGATTTATAGAGACCATTTTCAAAATTACAAGAGCTACAATTTACCAAAGGCTCAATTAATAATTGCCGATATTCCTTATAACTTAGGAAATAACGCTTATGCTTCCAATCCTGCTTGGTACAAGGATGGTGATAATTCAAATGGTGAAAGCGATTTAGCAGGCAAAAGTTTCTTCGATACAGATGAAGATTTTAGACCCGCTGAGTTCATGCACTTTTGCAGTAAAATGCTAAAATCCGAGACTAAAAAAACAAAAGTTGAAGGTGAAGCAAGACAGAAAAGCGATGCACCTTGTATGATTATATTTTGCGCTTTCGATCAACAAATGTATTTGATTGAATTGGCTAAACGATACGGATTAAACAACTATATAAATTTAGTTTTTAGGAAAAATTTCAGTGCGCAGGTTTTAAAAGCAAACATGAAGGTTGTCGGTAATTGCGAATACGGCTTGATTCTTTACAGGGATAAACTACCTAAATTCAGAAACAACGGTAAAATGATTTTCAATTGTATTGATTGGCCTAGAGATAACGAAAGCGAAAAAATTCATCCAACACAAAAACCAGTAGAGCTTTTAAAAACATTGATTTCAATTTTCACAGATGAAGGCGATGTCGTTATTGATCCATGCGCAGGAAGTGGATCTACATTGATAGCAGGTGAAAGGTTGAATAGAAAGGTTTACGGCTTTGAGATAAAGAAAGAATTTGCATTAAAAGCCAATTCATGGCTTGAAAAGGAAAAGCAAATAAAAAAGGATATTGAAGAATTTGGATTTGCTAAATCAGAAATTGAGAAAAGCGGATCGACTTTATTTTCTTAGTAATCGAAGTAAACGATAAACGAATTGTAACAACTTATTGTAATTTGAAGAAGGTATGAATTTAAGCGGAAATTGTGAGGTCGATTTTAAAAATTGGGCTTTGGAAAAATACGGCTATTCCGACATTTATTATCTTGGGTTTCCTGTCGTTTTTGAATTCTTTGATCAGTTTTTAGATTGGGAATTACCGAAAGGAAATCATGCTATTGGAGAAATGAAAGAACGCATTTTAATAGCCAAAATGACCGAAACAATCAAATTAATGAATCAGGTTTATAATGAAAATCACGATAAAATTAAACAACTATGAAAACACAGGAACAGCAGAAAGCAGAGTTATGCGACAAACTAATTGAGGTTTTAAAATTAGCTCATGAAGGTTGCGAAAATAGGACTTGGAAAGGCTTTCAAAATGGTGACGGTGAAGAATTTGGCGAACAGCTAGATTTGCTAATGACAGAATACGACTCTATCACCGCTCAAAAACCACTCACAGCCGATCCCTACGCTGATGAAGTTTTTAGCGGGAGAGTTCTTAATAAGGTTCAATCATATTTTTACAGAAAAGGACTAGGAAGAAATCCTAGACTTTCCGAATGCCCGCATATTTCCTATTTTGGAATCGGTAACGGCTTCGGTCGCAAGTCGCGCGAGGAGTATATTGAGGTTATGAAGAAATTTAATATGCACGATAAAATTTGAGTTATGGAAGGTTTTCACAGCAAAAGTTTTAATACTCTTTTCCATCATTTTCAAGACCGCTTAAAGTATAGGTATCAACTAGATATAAGTGAAAATGAATATATGGATTTATGTAAAAAACAAGACTTCGAAATATTGGAACAATCAAATGGTCGAATCAAAATCCTAATAGATTTTAAAGGCTTTACTATAAAAGCTGTAAAGCAAATCCAACCCGAAGGATTTTTATTGGTAACAGCACTTAATAAATTAACGTCATGACAACGAACGCCAAACTATTAGCATCGGTCGCGCTTGCTCCGATAGTTGCAGACTTCTTAGAAGATGCCGAATTAACTGGAACGGCTAAAATGAAAGCAAACCTACTCATTAACCAAATTAGAGCGTTTGATAACTTCATTCTTTCAGGAGCAGATAACACCGCTATTGAGCAACAAATCGATATTCAACGAGCATTTAGACAATGGTTCGAATTTAATTTTACAGAAGATGAAAGTAGCGATAATAAAGGTTGAATTTCTAAATGATAGCGACCTTAAAAACCTTCTAAATCGATTCGTCGATAGGGATTTCGGAGCGGGCGCAGAATACAAACTAAAGTCGGATCGAAACAACTCAGTGCTTAACGCCAAAATCGAGTACAAACCGAAAGACCCCGACGATATTCAAACAATCAACGGGCAACAATGCATGATTTACCGATCATCAGTTTAACCAACCACTCAACACAAATCTTTACTAAAACCACAACTCGGCAGTACCTTTACAAAAAACGGAGATATGAACACTGCTGTAAAAAGAGAATTAAACAAAAGAGCAATTGAATTTGGCGAATCATTAATGCCGTCCGATTGCATTGAAATAATGGAGTCGGTTTTAGGTAATCGTATGGATAAACTAAAGTACGTAACTCTTTTGAAGCACTGTCAAGATATGATGGCTACGGCTACCGATGCTAATTGTAACTACGAAATATCAACCGCTATTAACGATTGGATGGATTCATGAAAAATAAAGGCAGAAAACACATGGCAACAAGCCACAACCAAAAAGGTTGTTTAACAATGATTACCCGTCCGATTAACCAAATGAGTAGCGGAATAATAACCGATGGTATGGCAGGTAAATCAAAAAAGTGGGCGAAACGCAAGTGGCAAAAGCGTATGCGCGGATACTTAAATTCTCAAACAAAATACACAAGAAGATGAAAATGACTAACGAAGAACGCGAATGTTTTTTCGCGCAGTATTGGGGGCAAGAAGTATGCAAATTTAATCCAAGTGTATCTGTTTTAAACTGGAAAGTTGACGCAAATATGATTGATAATTGCGAAAAACTCTACCTCGAACTCCGAACCGTTCAAATGTTATCGGATGAGGAGTTAAAGTATATGGATATTTTTGATAATGAGTCAGAATACCAAAGAATGCAAGTTGACTACCTCCGTCAGATCGGAGTCCTAGTTGGCTTCCGTCACTTCACCCCCGAAATGCTTATCGCGGAGGGGGTGGTTAAAGTTAAGGAGTTATGATAGTAGTTTTACAAATAGATTTAACACTCGACAAATTCAAGCCGTTCTCTGAAAATTTGAAGCGTAAAAATTGGAAATTAAAAGCTATTGGATGCAAAGAAGATGGTACTGAAATGCATAGTATTATTGAGAAAAATAAACTAGATAAACGGTGAATTATGGAATTGAATAAATTCGACATTATAGTTTTGAAAGACAAACAAATTATTGGGAGGATTTGAAACCATGACAGATAAACTTTTAGAGGTGGCTTTGTGCGGGTATTTACCGTATGGGGTACAGGTAGTAGGCGATAGGAAAATCTACTATACAGTCGACGGAATCAGAACTATTAAAACAGGCGATATTTCCATTAAATCAAATGACACCCACATCGGTTTCATACGTGAATTAAATTTAGCTTTACGTCCCATCTCCTGCCTCACCAAGCCAATCACAGTGCCGAATTATAATCAAGGTAAGGAGTTTGTGCCGATAGTGGAGTTATTGAGGCTTCAAGAAACAAATTCGTTCCATACGGATGAACATATTCGGTTGAATTTCGACGAATCAAAAATAATTTCATGCGTGCACATGGAATACAGATACACCGATAAGCGCGATTTTATCGTTAAATACGTTAGTACCGATCATCATGTTTATTCGTTTACTTATGATCCTGAGACAAGACGGTTCGCGACACGGGATGAAACATTAAGTAAGCCACTTGGCATAGCTTTCCAAGCCGATATGTTCGACCTCATGAACCAATGGCTCATCGATTGGCGCGACCTTATCGGTAAAGGGTTGGCGGTTTCAATAGATTAACGTATATTTGACTCATGAAAGTATTGATCTACACATTAGCGTTATTCGCTCTAACGGCTTGTAACAAAGAAAAAATAGGCAATCACGATATTGATTGTGTTATTCAGTTTTCCGATCAACCATGCGATGAACTTATTGAAATTTGGCAAGGTGACAACAAAATCACTCTTTCCCAATCTACAACAGAACACACGTTTAAAAATGGAACAATAAACTACCGTATTTCAGGCACGACAAACGGGTTTGGAATGTACGATGTCGGGTTTATATTCTATCGAAAATATGCGGAATTGATCACCGAAAAATACGTTTACGCAAACGAAGTAGGACAAAACCAACCATACAACGTTACGGGAAGTTTTGAACTTAAAAAGAATTAGGCATGGTTAGAAAAGCGAGGATCGGTAAACAGTTTTAACTAAAACCGCCTATCATTTCATAAAACCACTCAACACAATACCCGCTAAAATCGCGTGAATGCTTCGTATCTTTGAGTATAACAAAAAACAAAAGATATGAAGTTTTCTCAATTATTAATCGAAACAAAAGAAATTCTTTCTCAAATAGAAGAAGCGTATAATTTTGGAACTGAATATTTCGATGGTAAAATTTGGGATATTGATTTCAAAGTTAGAATGAATAAAAACCACGCTAGAAACCAAAGAAATGACGACAGAACAATCAATAACATTTCTTTAGTTAACTGTTTTTGTAACGAAGCTGATACTAGGCAATATGTTAATGTAAATGGTTCGGTTCAAGCGCAATACCATGAAGTTTACGATTTTGAAAAAGTAACTGAATATCTTTTAGATTTTTTTTATGAAATAGCAGAACAAAATAACATTTAATAAAACAACTAAAATGGCAAGCCCTTTAAATAAAGAAAAATCAATTTTCGGAAACAAACATTTTTCAAGATACCACATCCCAAAAAAATGCACTGAAATTAACGAGCGTTTTTTGAAATACAAAAACGCTTCTGAATTATCAAAAGCAATCACGGTTGAAAAAAATGACAGGGTTCACGTTATTGTTGATGGTTCTTTTTATTTTGGCGATTTCATTGAAGCATTTATCGTTGATCGAAATCTACACGTCAAAGAAATGACTATCTCAACGCTTTCAATGAATCAAAACAACGTTGATAGCTTGCAAAATCTAATAAAAGGTAACTTTGTTGATTCACTTAATTTAATTGTTTCCGATTATTTCTTTTCTCACGAAAAATATGAGTTAATCCCCTACATCTATAAAGCACTTGATAAAAACGACTCTTTTCAATTATCGAGCTGTTCAACTCATTGCAAAATCTGTATTTTTGAAACTCATAACGGTGATTTTTATGTTTTCCACGGATCAGCTAATTTAAGATCATCTAGCAATATCGAACAGATTTGTCTAGAAAACAATAAAGAACTATATTTGTTTCATAAAAGTATTCAAGATTCGATAATCAATGAATATAAGTCTATTAACAAATCAGTAAGATCAAGTAGATTATGGCAAGTGGTAGCGACGGAAAAGGACGGAAATCAAGATTGCAACAATGGAGAGGAACTAGAGCGGGGCAAAGAACCCCAATCAGAGCAACCTCACAACAAGAAGCAGGGGCTCCGTTCTAAGAAATTTTAACAAATGAGTAAAAGACCTCAAGATATAACATCAGCCGAAAGAATGGAGCGTGTAGATGCTGTCTTTCGGCTTTTGCTATCTGCTAAAAAAAGGTTTGAAATTATACAATTTTGTAAAGAATCGTTTAATGTTGGTGAAGAAGCCGTTGATAGGTATATTGCGGATGCTCGTGAAAGAATCCGGGAATCAATGGTTGAAAATGATATAAAAGATATAAAATCAACCATAATAGCAAGACTTGAAGATTTGTATTCTCAAAACTACGACGTTGAAAATTTTGCCGAATGCCGAAATGTTTTAAAACAAACAGCTGAAATTTTAGGTGTTTTCGCACCAACAAAAATAGACCACACAACTGGGGGTGAAAAACTACCAAGCTTAAACCCTACTATTTTAGTTGAAATAGTTAAGCCAAAGGAGGAATAAAAGTGAATGCAAGCTACAATTGTATTTCAAAAGAATTGGGAAGCGATAAACGCCCGTAATGAAGATGGAAGTAGGAGATACCGATACATAATCAATACGGGTTCTTCTCGTTCTTCTAAAACATATAGCATACTTCAATCACATTACCTGACTGCCTTTAGCAAAGATGGTCAGCGTGTATCTATTTGGCGCGAAACAAAGCAGGATGTAAAAAATACAGTGCTATCCGATTTTAAGAAAGCACTTCCAACTTTCCCGATGTGGGAAAATATAGTATTCAACAAAACAGAAAGCATTTACACCTTTCCGAATAGATCAACGGTTGAGATTTGCGGAGGTGATGATACTAACCGAGTGCACGGTTTTCAAGGTGATGTTGCACACTTCAACGAACCATACAAAATGCCTAAAGAGGTATTTGATCAAATTGATATGCGTACAACTGATTACATTATAATCGATTGGAATCCACGATCAAATCATTGGATAGATGAACTTTCTAAGCAGGATAACGCTATTGTAATTCACTCAACATTCAAAGATAATCCGTTTGTTCCTGAGCAACAACGTTTGAAAATACTTTCATATGAACCTACACCATACAACATCGAGCAAGGAACGGCTAACGAATGGATGTGGCAAGTTTACGGACTTGGATTAAAAGCAGAAAAACCTAACCGCATTCTATCGGGTTGGAAAAAGATTCCGAGACAACAGTACGATGATTTGGATTCTACCGAGTATATTGGGAATGATTGGGGGAAAAATCACAATTGGGGAATACTTGGGGCAAAGTATTACGATGGTGCGTTGTATCTACGTGAGATGAATTACGCATCTGAGGTTGAAATAATGAAATCTTTACCTCTCGAAACCCTACAAGAATTCAAGAAACAGGAGTCAAAGGAAGGCGAAAACCTTGGAATAGTTTCATGGATGTTTGCGAAATTAGGCATTAACAAAAAACAGACGATCGTTTGCGATAATAACCGACCATTAAAAATATCGATGCTTCGTCGTTGTGGTTGGGATTATGCTGTCGGTGCGCAAAAAGGACAGGGAAGTATTAAAGATGGATTGGATATATTGCAGAATCTTGAAGTGTACTATACAGATGATTCACCTAATTTAGAAAATGAATACGAAAACTATTCCTACATAGTTGATCGATACGGAGTCGTTACAGATGAGCCCGAAGATGCCAATAATCATTTATGTGACCCGAGCCGTTATATTTGTCAGCACCTTATTAGGCTTGGATTACTCAAACGAGTTTAACCCCCACAAATTCGCTTGCTTGCTCTTTAGTATAGCCCAATTCAACGTATATCTTAGCTGTTTCAGCTTTTCGTTTATCAACTTCTGATTTCTCTTTTTGATCTTCTTGGAAGCATGGCAAATGCGAATAGTCTAACTCAATCCATTCATCAGCAGGAAGTTCTAAACCACGTTTAAGCAATGAGCAGAAACGACCCGCAAACGGAAATATACCATCTTGATAAGCCATTTTAAGCCCTTCCAATAAGTTCGCCTGAATCTTTGATTTTTCCTTACTGAAAATATTGTCATTTAATTGCACGGTATCGATGAACAATTTAACATCAGCGTCAATTTCTTCAAACAACATGTTTTCTTTGATACCTAGTGAGGTGTGTATAAAGTTCACATCACCGTCAACTACTTTTACCTTACTTTGACCGTGGAATTGTCCGTGTGTTTCGTTTTGTGTTTGCTTCTCTAGTGCCAAACGATCTTCTTGTGATAACGGAAGTTTACCGCTACTATCGCTAGATTTATTAGCCATTATACCGAGTGCGCCCTTTTCATTGATGTTCACGTTTCTGTAACCCATAGAACCGCGAACGTTGCTAATTTCCATGTGACAGGCGTTTAGCATTGATTCACCAATTATAGCCGATTTACCACCTGATCTACGGAAGTGTAATACTTCGCTAGGCTTGTAAATATCATCAACCCCATCGCTATAACAAACGCGGTATTCCTGAATTATATCATCGATCTTAGTTTGTTTCCAACGTTTACCAGTTGATTTGATTTTAATTTGCTTCCACGGTAGGTTGTTAATTACTGATGGGTATTCACTCAATGAACTTCCTTTTACTGGTAGAATCACGTTGTTTCCATAAACCCAGTAATTTATTGCTGTTTCAGTAAGCCATTCTTCACCCGATTGTAAAGGATTGGGATTTTCAAGCAATTCTACCAATGGGCTATCCTCGATGACTTTACCTTCTTTCGTTCCGTCTTTCTTCTTGTGTACAAACCTACCATTTGCAAACATCGAAGCGTGACGCATAACAACCTTATTTAGTTGACCCGTAGTAGTAAACAATTCCATTTCACGACCACTAACAACCTCCCAAGTTGCCGAGTGCTTATTGTATTCGAAATCGGGATCAATTGACCAACCACTAGGAGTTCGTGTAAATCTATCATTTCCACCACCCCATGAAAGGAGTTTGAAGTTACCTAGTTGGAGAAAAGCACCCATAAATCAAAATATTATGTTAAACAGAACAAATGTATTGAAATTTACATACATTTGCCTAAATTCATGATTATGTTAAATAGAAACGACGATACTACGAAGCCGAAAGTTGACATTGAAACGATTAAAAAAGATCGTGAAAAGGTTGTTAAGTCTAATAAAATCGTGAAGAAATGATCGAAATCCCTGAATTTAAAACCAAAAGAGAAGGTATTGATTGGGTTATTAAAAACAACGATTTGATTGTTTTAGAGCGTAAAAACTCAATTAAACATGCTGACTATTCTACTACCAAAATTGAAGGTTTCGATGCTCAAAAAGGCATGATTCAAGATTATAATATTAAACTAGAGTGTTTGATATATGAAGCAGAGGTAAAGAAGGATCGAAACGAGTTCATGTTTAACCAATACAAAGCAGGTCGTGTATTGAACCACTCCGTTGGCATGCGTTATATCAAGTACGTTCTTTGTGTTAATAGCGATGATCCTAGTGAATCAATTCACAAGGAAATGTGGGATAAACACTACCCATTTGTCATCAATAAAGAAGTTGCTAATAGCCGTGATTGGTTCTATGCCGTAATTGAGTGTAAAAACATTGAAGGTTCTGCGGTAGTTCAAGGGTCTAACTTTCTTACTCCGACTCTTTCAGTTTCTGTAATTGATGACAATACTTTACTTGTGAAGGCAATTATAAATGTTTGTGGCATTATCGATACACACATGGATTGCCATATTCCTAAATGTTGGAATAAAACGATCACTGATAATAACTTTGATCTTTTCCTACAAGAGCATGAAATGGAATTTGACAAGGTGATAGCGGATAGCATTAGCGATAAACTAACTGTTAAAGTCGAAAACATTTCTATCAAAGAATTAAACAGCCGATTCAAGGCGAATAAAAATATTGAGCCGACTTCGGTCACTCAAAAAGCAGAAGCCGACAAAGTCACTTCTAGAAAGAAAGCAATTCATTTATTAACACTCTAAAACAAAACAAAATGTTTGAGGAAAAAACAATGGAAGAGTTTGAGGCATTGTCGACTAAAGAACAAGCCGAATACTTGACCGCCAAAAGAGTACACGACACCGAAGCCCGTAAGGCTGAAATTCAAACTGCTATCGAAGAAGCGCAAAAAAACAACGCCTCAAAAGAAGATGTTGAGGCACTTCAAAGCAAATTGGATAAAGCTACTGCAGAGCTTGAAGTGTTCGGAATGCGAATGAAGCAATTTACTGAGCGACCGAAAGATGTTGAAACAGGTAAATCAATCATCGACTCAGTGAAAGAGGCTCTAGACAACAACGAGCAGTACAAGGCAATTGTTTCAGGTGGTCGACAAACAGAGCCAGTAAACTTTGAAATTAAGGCCGCTGTAACAATGGGATTAGACACAACCGTTGAGGCTGTTGGTTCTGAAAGTCAAATTTCAATTACCCGAAATACAGGCATCATTTCAACCCTTCGTAAACGAATCACTAAATACCTAAGTGGTGGTGTTTCCGTTGCTTCTTTGGTTGGATCGAACAAAGCCATGTGGATGGAAGAA